ACTTTTTTGTCTGTTTCAACTACAGTTTTGCTCATAATTTAGCCTATGTTTATTTTTAATTATTTACTGTAAGATACTTGGTATCATGGACACAGTTCGGTAAGGGTCTACTACCGCTACTCCAAAGGAGCCGTAACGGGTGTAAGTAGCACTATCCTCTCTATGTGACATGTTCTCAATTTTTCTTTCTCCGGTAAATGGGTTTCTGAAACCTGACAGGTATCCCCAGTCATCTCCTCTTGCGAGTTCGATTTTGTAGATGTTAGGTTCAGATTTGCTTCCGATCATGTAGATATCATATCGGTAAGATTCAGCTACACCACCACCTAAATGAGGAGCTCTGATTTTATTTCTTACTTTAGAATCGTACATAGGATCAGTTTCCACTTTAATGTGGTATCCCATTGGAGATAAAAACTCGGTAAACTGGAATCCGGCTACGAATGCATTTGAGTGCATTGGAGAGCTGGTTTGTCTGAATACACCAGGATTGTTTTGGCTCAGGTTAACCCATCCGGAAGTAGTTTCAAGTACTTTTTTGTGGAATTGTGCTGCTCCTCTTTCACCTGTTCGGATCATAACGGTTCTTTCACCGTACTCTAATTTGCCTTCTCCGATATCAAAAAGAACTGATTCTAATTGAGCCAAAGAGAATACATCGTAAAACATGGTGTGAGATACTTCTTGTTGTTCACGAAGTCCCATTCCTTGCTTAATATAGTGGCCTGACTTACCGATATTGTAATATCTTCCGTCATCACTTCTGTTTGATCGTGCAAATGCAATTGCATGAGCTTTTTCAAAAGACCAGGTTTTCTCCAAAGTCCACTCTACAGCTGGCATCCAGGTAGTAGTAGTCATTTCTTTGTCACCACTCTTCAGGATAATATCAGTAGCAACTTTCTTACCGATATTTTTACCGGGCTCTTTGTGCTCAATACGAATAGTAGTCATCTCATTCCCTACTCTGAAAGGAGAAGCGAAGGAGATCTCACCACCCTTGGTAGACATGATATCTTCCACAGGAGAGAAGTCTTTGCTGAATCGTTTTCCACCGATAAGCTCTGAACCTGGCATACCATTCTGGTTGTTACCCATAAGTTCTACCGGGTATACAAACAAATTGGTTCCTTCTTCAATAGGTTCTCGTTTGATACGCAATTGATACAATTCATTTTTCTCACCAACAACCATGTGTACGTCAGAGAAATAACGCTCTGCAAACACAAGTTCGATTTCTTGTCCGTAAGCTCCTACATTGTTGTCAGTACCGGCAACTACAGATCCCTGGAATCTTGCTTCCACAAGTGGAATATTCCTTTCGCTGTCTCCGGTTACATCCCAAAAGTAGTTAGCTTCTTCCTCCATTTTCTGAACAGGAAATTCGTTCAGTAAAGTGTCAATGTTACGAACACCTCCAGAAGAGAGTAATCTCGTAACGGTCTTTTTTAGCAACTGGGGCTGATTTTGAAACATGATCCCCATGTTGTTCTCAAGCACTAATCCAGTAACAGACTTTGCTTCACTGAATTGATAAGGTCTTAACACACTCATTTTTTCACTTAGTTTTTAAAATTATACAATATCATCAATTTGTTCCATATTTATTCTCACGCCAGTCCGGTCAGCAGGGGAACGGTGAGCAATGCCAGTACCAGTACTAAGTCTGGATACTGCATCTCTCATAGATCTACTGACTCTCGTTTCTGCACTTCTATCAAAAGAAGACAAATCTTTGAATCCGTTGGTAGCAGAAAATAAATAAAGGAGTTTATGTTCAAAATCAACCGGGTTATCCAGTTTATATTTCATCACAGCATTAAGGGGCTCCCCGTTTTGAGTGTAGGCTACCGGGGTATTGGCCAACACTTTTAATTTTTCAATAGATACACTTGATACCTTTCTACCAAATACCTCAGTACTCTCCAATTTCTTTTCTAGTTCTTTGGCTTCATTTATCTTTTTCTGGTTTTCTTGAGTTGCAGCATCTTTGGCTGCCTGAATCTCTTGGGAAAGAAGACCTTTTAAATTTACTTTTCTGGCATTAAGTGTATTGATAGCTTCAATATCTTCCTGGCCGGAAGACTTAATCATTCCGTACAATCTCTCTGCATCTGCATCTGCATATCCGCGGAACTTTAAATCAGCTTTAATCAGTTTCTCTGATAGCCCTTCAGTAGCTTTGAGTACTTCAGGGGTAATAGCTTCAGTTTCCTGAATAGCATTTTGGATCTGGGTAATTTTTGTAAGAGGAACACCGGCATTCATGTACTCCATTAACTCTCTCTGCCTGTCGGTAAGCCTCGACCTTACTTCTTCATCAAAAGCGTTAGCAAGACTTTCCTCATCTTTGATGGTACTTACATCTTCCATGTGGGCAAAGAATCCTTTATCTTTCAAAATTGAAGCAAGCCCGGTAAAAACTTCTACAGCATCATCCGGTCCTAAAGGTGCATCCGGCTTCTTCTCGTCAAGTAAATCATCGTCTGAAGCGGAACCAAAATCAGGATTAAATCCTGTAGCCTGTTTTCCCTCCGCACCGGAATCATCTACATCAAAATCATCACCGGTACCTAATGTATCCTCTCCAGGTTCATTTGCTGGTGGATTAATCGGCTCATCCGGGATTATAATGTCGTCAATGTTGTTTAAATCTATTTGCATATAATAATTTTTAGCTTATGTTATTGGCTAAAGTAATAATTATTTCTTAGCTGCTGCATTTTGCTTGGCAACTTTTTTCTCTTCGATATCCAACTCCCTGTCTCTTTGAACTGATTCAGTACCTTTTGTTTCCATCTCGGCCTGAAGTTCGAGTATCCTTGCTTTCATATCTTCCATAGAGATTTCCTTATCAGAAGTTATCTTTTCAGTATTCTGTAACATCTCCATCTCTTTCAATTTAATCTTCACAACTGCATCAAGATCAGCTTTGTATTTCTCCATATCCCGGTCTTTCTGCTTACTTGCTTCAGTAGCTGCAGCTTCTTGCTGTAGCATTTTCATCTCCTGTTCTCTGGCCGCTTGTTGACTTTCCCTATTTTCTTCCTCCTTAGTTTCAATAAGTCTTCGCTTTTCGGCCATGGAGTTTGAATACATAACGTTGAAAATGAAAGAAAATTCCCCACCGTTCTGCATATAAGCCTGAGCAGCTTGTTCAAGGAACAATTTATTCTCTTTAAGTTTTTTGGAATTGGTTACAAATACACCCAAATCTGAATTAGCAAAATCCTCCTCTGTAATGGTAAGCATTTCCCTGGTGAAAGAATCCACCATAGTTTGCAGTTTCCTTGGATTGTCCTTTAAAGCATCTTTAGCTGCTTCAATAAAAACATTCAGAGCCCTGAGTTTTACCTGCTCGTGTTTGAAAGAGTACCATTCAGTAATATGAGCACTTTGGGAAGTGGCTCTTTCTATTCCACCAAAAGTCTCCCGGTTTTGTACTGCACCTTTTCTTTGTGGAGTAAGCCCTATAATTTCTGCAGTAGCCATTTCTATGTACTCTGCAATATTGATCAGTTGCTGTATGTAGTTTCCGAAGTCCTGGTTAAGTTGCTGGTCTCTTCCGGAAGCCAGATTACCGGCAAGTTGTCCTTTGGCCGGGCCCCGTTCAATCTCTTTAAACGAGTCTATAAACTTAACATTGTATTTTGTGATGTAATGCAACCACTGCATTGTATCCCAATTCTTGGGCCGCTTGGCCATATCCATTTCCAGGATAGGCCCGATATTTTTAGACATGGCAGTAATGATGGAATCAATAGTTACATCATACCAGTATTGCCATGGCTTCATTCTGGTCATAATAGGAATAGCTTCCTTTTCGTTTATATTGTACACCTCTCCTACTATACCCGGGTGGCCCTCAGTAAGTTCACTGAGCTTATTATACCTTATAGGTATGGGATGTGCATCTACTACTATATCATATCCGATTAAGGAAGCTATCCACCATTCTGAAATCCAAATCTTAGAGTCCAGCACTTCCCCGGGCCCTAATTTATATTTATCGTCTCTCACCTTAATCTGGTTCTCACCAGTCATAGGATCTTGATACAGTACTTTTTTAATTTGCTTATAAGCCTTAAATCTTACACGAAGATGTCTTATACCTCCATTATTGTCTACCAAGTTGGAAGCTAATTCAGTGCCCAAAATAGAACCAACTGGTACAAACTCATGTGTAGCATCACCGTAAGGAGTATCAAATCTTTTTCCAATACCTGTCTGGTAATTTAAAATGTCTTCTACTTCTTCCTTTGTAAGCTCGGCCCCATACCGGTCAATAAGGTACCCGGGTGGAAAATGGTCTTCAATGGTGATCATATCGTAGTCTTCCATTCTGGTAGAATTTCCACCACCATATAATCTCAACTGAAGAGTGTTTATCACCCGGATTACCGGTCTTCCATTAATATTTTCTATTT